CTTACAATTGCTTCGCTTACAATTGCTTCGCTTACAATTGCTTCGCTTACATCGTCTTCTTCGTCTTCATCGTCTTCGTCTTCGTCGTCTTCATCTTCGTCATCTTCATCGTTTGCTTCGCTTATATCGTCATCTTCGTCGTCTTCATCATCTTCATTTGCTTCGCTTACATCGTCTTCATCTTCATCATCCTCATCTTCGTCTTCATCATCATCGCTTACATTTGCTTTGCTTATATTTGCTTTGCTTATATTTGCTTTGCTTATATGCGAATTTGTATTTTCAACATTATTTACTATATATTCATTTTCAGAATATTCATCTTCAGACACATATATTTTATCGCCTAAATTAATTTTTTTAATTTGCTTAGTTTCTTCATTTTCAAATTTATTTTTACTGTATAAAGAATTAATGCTTTGCATTTGAATATTGTAATTTAAAATAAAACTTTGCAATATTTTTCCGTGCTCAATTACGCTTCGCTCTAATAGATTAATTCTACGGTAGCTATATAACATAATTGAACCGCATACTAATAATATAATACCAAATGTTAATAAAAAACTAGACCCTACGAATTTAAATAAGATTGACATTATTATTAATGTTTAACTATATTATTTTAAGTATTGTTTAACGAATAATTATTATTTATTTGTATTTATTTGTTGTATTTATTTGTTGTTTTATTTCATATTTGTTATAATAGTATCGGGATATTCTAAATCTTTTAGAACTTTTAGTGCCCCTTTAACCTTTGAAATACCCTTTTTAATTTTATAGGTATACTCGAAGTCATCTCCGCTTGAATTTGTCTTAACATTCATATAAAAATTGTTGTTTTGCTTGGTTAATTTTTTGCATAATTTATTATAGTGCGTAGTTAACATATAATCGATATTTTTCAATTTATTTAAATGATTTAAGTATCCATAAGCAGTAGTTATTGCCTCGTCTGGATTAGTTCCACTATAAAGCTCGTCAAATACGCAAAAATGATTTTTGTCTTTATTAGTCTCAATAAGTTGTAGTATATTTTTACATTGTCGCGCTTCAGCTTGATATAAACTGTCACGCCCTCCTGTGTCAGGAATGTTAATATAACAATGAATATAATCATATACTTTAATTGAAGCGCCCTCAAAAAACCCGCATCCTATTTGTTGGCATAATAGTATATTAAATAATGTAGACTTTAATAGTGTCGTTTTTCCGGAGGCATTTGGTCCCGTAATGATTATATTTTTATCTAACTTATACGAATTCTTCACAATCTTAAGCTTAGGCTTTTCAACGGTTTCAATATTATTTAAATTAGCAAAATAAGCATTGTCAAACTTGCTTGGCTTATTATTATTATAAGTGCAATAGTTCATAACTTTATTGCCAATATACTTTTGTAGCGTTTCAATATTTTTAACATAACCATTAAATCCAAAAGAGAAATATAAGCTTCCAATAAAGCTGTCATTTCTATTTAAAAAATAGAAACATTTCATTAATTGACCAAGTTCAAACAATTTGTTAATTTTTAAAGAATAAGGAGTTAATTTACTTAATTCATATAAGTAAGATTTAAAAATTGCGATGTTTTTTGTAATGCGCTCATTAAATAATTTATAATGGAGTAAATCTTTTGTAAAACTCAAAAAATGTTCGTAGCTCTTCAAAGTATCCAAAATATATAATTTTACATCTTGCAATGTATTGTGCATATATTTAATATTACGGAAATATTTAATGCACCCATTTATGTTCAAATACAATTGAAAAACATAAAATCCAAAACTAAAAAATATATATATTTTATTTGTCAAATTAGTTTCACTTAGCGAACTAAATAGCTTACCTATAATATGATTAGAAAATACGCTCCTTAAGTGATCAAAATATAACTTTAGTGTAATTTTATGTCCTTGTAATTTGATTATAAAAAACGGTAATAGCATAAATAGGATTGGAATTGCTAAACTTATAACAGGGGTTGAGAGATTATATATGCTTAGTGCTTGCAATACAATACTGTTATTATTAAATTTATGTAGTATTGGCATATCAATATATTGATAATTACTTGTAAATCCATTATCATATATAATTTGCTCACAATTGTTGTAAAGTGTGGTGTTTTTGCATACTGTTGGAGTTGGACTTAGATTTAGGTCAAAGTCGACTTTTTTCAATGGACTGTAATTTTTAATCAAGTCTTGAGTTTCTGATAAAAATTCTTTATTATTTGTATAGTATTTACTCCACTTATTAATAATATTTTTCTCGAAAATAGTTTTAGGATCAAAAACGTGATAATATAAATTATAATTAGCATCATTTGTATTAGAAATATCTAATAAATTAGTCGCATCAGTCGCATCAGTCGCATCATTAGGGTAACTAGGATTAGCTGCCGGATTAACCTTTACTAGTTCTAAATCATTAATAATATTGTTATTAATGACAAATAATGAATTTGCGTCTAAATATTCTATAGGTAACTTAAAAGCGTCCATATATTTATCTTTAGTGTTATATTCGCCTTTGTCATAATAACTTATTAAGGTTCTAATTAGTTCCATAATATATTTATAAAGAGTAAATACTTTATAAATATTAATATAACGAAAATAATTAAAAGAATAACATTAAATTTAATATTATTAACACTATTAATGATTATTTATGACATATCATTTATTGCTAGTTATTATAAATCAATAGAGCACGAAAAGCTAGATAGTGCTATTCAAGATTTATTAAATAGCGTATTAGAGCATGTTAATAATGATATATTATTAAATACTTTTGAAATAGATAACGATAACAAATTTAAAAAGAAAAATAAGTTTAAAAAATATGATTCTAACTCTAATAGCTCTAATAATAGCCTTAGCAAAGACAATTTTATTTTAAGTAGAACCAGCAAAAACACTTATGTTAACACTAAAAAAAAATGCGCCGAAGACAAAAGCAAGTTGGACACTATTAAAAGCAACATTAAAATAATATTAAACAAATTATCGCCTGCGAATTATAGCAAATTAGAAACCGAATTTCTAAATATTTACAATGATTTAATTGAGCAAGACAATAGTGAAGAAAATGCAATTATTGATAATTACATTATACAGCATATATGTTATAATAATTTATCTTATAGCACTATATATGTTAATCTACTTTTTGCATTATTAATTAATTATTATGTTAAAGATTGTAACTTTGAAAATATATATATATATAACTTACTTAAAGAAAAATATGAAGAGCTGTTAAAACTAGAGCACATTATTAAAAATAATATAGACGACGATGAATATACTATTAACAAAAATAATGATAAATATAAATGTTTCATTATTTTTATAATAAATTTTAATAAGAAAATTGCTAATTTTCAGTCTGGCTTAGAAGCTGGCAAAAATGACTATGTTAAACAGTTATTTATTAACTGCAATGTAATTGAAGAATTTGTAAGCTATTTTAATACCTTTTTTATTACTAATTTAAAAATAGAAAAAAATAACAGTTATTGCGAAATCATACTTGAGTTTTTAATGTTAATTTACAATGAATTATTTAAAGACCCAACACTAATGAAAAAAATAGATCATTGTTTGCATTTATATAATACTATTAAAACACTCGCGTCCAATGAATGCAAATATGCAAATTTTACAAATAAGATTAAATTCAAATTAATGGATATTGAAGACAAGTATAAAAAATATGTATTGTAATTAAGTTTTACGTTTTACGTTTTACGTTTTAAGTTAATTATGTTAAATAAACATAATTAATTTATATTAGTTTATATTAGTTTAAAATATGTTATTAAAAATATGTAATATATAATATATTATATAATAATGATTAATTCAAATCTAAAAAAAGAGGTTCGCTATAATGTAACAAATAATATAGATAAATCAGATTTAGATAAAGAGGCATACGTGTATAATGCAAAAATATATAATAAGCATATTAAATTTGTTTTGGGTGCTCCTAATTTCGAACATTTAAACAGTAAAATTATATTTTTTAACATCTATTTAGTAAATAATAGTTCAATTGTGTCTAAAATTGGTATATATGAAACAAATAATAGTGACTATAATTCTTTATTAGATCATAATGGAGACATTGACTTAAACAAACTTAGTGACCCAATTATGTTTCCATATTCTAAATCATTAATTATGAACAATTATGATTTGATTGATGATTTTGAAACAATGTCTAATGCCCCTAGCGAAGACGACACCAATACTTCTATGGGCACAGACAACGAAGAAGAAGAAGAAGAGGCGAATAGCGAAGCTAATAGCGAAGCTAATAGCGAGACTGCTAGTGAGACTAGCAACAAGTCATCTATTAATTATAATTTAATGACTTTAATTAGCCAAAGTAAAGAAGAAAGCGATTATGAAATTGCGAATTACGAAGAAGACCCTAAAGATGTGTGGGTTAATAAATACTTAAGAAGTAATAAATATGAAATTGTTGATAATGAAGGCGCAGGAGACTGCTTTTTTGCGGTTTTGCGCGATGCTTTGAAAACAGTTAAAATAGAAACATCTGTAAAATCTATTCGAGAAAAATTAGCAAACGAAGTAGACCAAAACATTTTTCAAACATATAAGGAGTTATTTGACCTATATTATAATAATATGAAAACAACACAAGAACAGTTAAAAACGCATAAACATAAACACAACACTTTAAAAAAAATGATTACTGGAACAAGCGATGGTCCTGATAAAATCAAACTAATTCAAGATGCGAAAGACAATTTTAACACATTTACTACTATTAACACTAAAGGCAAAGAATTAGAAGATTTGGCGCACGAGTTTCAATTTATGAAAGATGTAAATAGTGTAGAAGATCTCAAGAAAGTAATTAAAGAAGTAGGCGGCGCTTATTGGGCGGATAATTGGGCACTAAGCTCATTAGAACGAATATACAATGTAAAATTTATAATTTTATCTCAAAACCATTTTGTTGAAGGCGAAAAAGAACACGTTTTACAATGCATTAGTCCTGATATAAAATTGGAGGAACGCGGCCTTTTTGAGCCATCATATTACATAATGGCTGACTATTTTCAAAACAATCACTATAAATTAATTACTTATGATAAAAATTTAAAACGCGGAGCTCTTACATTTAGCGAAGTGCCTTATAAGATTAAAGAATTGATTTTAGAACGATGTATGGAGAAAAACGCCGGACTATATGTATTAATTCCTGATTTTAAAACGTTTGCAAATAAACACGGAGTAGAAACAACTAGTATTAGTAAAAAGAGTGATTATGATACATTAGTGGATACTAAAAAGCCTAAGTCGCAAGATTATGATGATACAATAGTTATTCAAGTATACAATAAATCAAAACACGCAAAAGTAGGCGAAGGTAGCGGCGAAACAATTAAACCAGAATTAAAGATTTCTAAAAACGTTCTCGAATTAAATAATAAGAAAAAATACCCTGAATGGCGGAAAAAATTGGATAATGATTTTTTAGTGACAAATTTGAAAATAGACGGAATTAATTGGACAAGTGTAAAACACTATATGTTAGCTAGCCGATTTAATGGAATAACTGATATAATTAGTAAGTTTAAAAAAGACGGAGTTTATGGCTCTAATATAGAAGAAGCGCAAAAATTTTATGAAAGCCAACTTGCCAAAAAATCTATAAAATCAACACTAATAAATGATGAAGAATTTAAAAAAATGGAACATACATTATTAGAAAAGGCGCTATATGCAAAATTTACACAAAATGATGAACTACGCGAACTATTATTATTAACAGGAAATGCATTAATCACATTATTTAAACCAAGCAAAGGAGCAATTCCATTTGTTGAATTAATGAAAGTTCGCAAATTAATAACCAAATAATAACAATTAATAGCAATTAAATGTTTATAATTAGGTATAAATCTTTTATAAATTATATAATTATATAATTATATAATTATATATATATAATGACTACTAAAAAAAATAGAAAATATAGAAACACTAAAAAAAAAAATAGTAACCAAAAAGACGACATAGTAACTAATTTGAAACACTTCATTATGTCGAGGAAACTGAAGAAAGCAAAGGCAAAAACATTGAGCAATAATAGGCTAAATTTGAGTGGAGGAGCAGAAGAAAAAATGACACTAGAGCAAATTGAACAGGGAATTAAAAGCTTAGCTGATACGTTAAATAGAGCTCAGAAATCATCTCGAGAGGCAAAAGCTGAAATAGCTCGTATACCTAGTGAAATAAAAACAAAAGAAACTGAGATCGAAAGTGCAAAAGAAGAAGCAAAAGCTAAAAAAACATCACTATTATCGACTAGCGATAAAGAAAAGAATAAAATACAAGAAGTTATTGATGTCAAAAATGGGGAACCACAAACTAAAGCTCGGGATGATGTTATAAAAGGGTTGAACCAAAAAATTGCAGAAATCACTACTAAAACGAATGCTGAAGAGATAAATCAGGACAATGAAACTAGAATAAAAATAGCTAGTATACAAGCTTCTATTAGTGAGTTACAGAATGAACTGAGAACAGCAGAGATCGCCCAGACCAGAGCACTACAGCAAATTCAATCTGCAGAGCAGTTGAAAAATAAGTATGCAAAGGATAAGAAGATTGCTATTGCAGAAAAGGCCAAGAGTGACGCAGTTGCAAAAACAGAAGCAAAAGCAACAGCAAAAGCAGCGGCAAAAGCAGCGGCAAAAACAGCAAAGGAGAAAGCAGAAGCAGAAAGAGCAGCAGCAAAAGCAGCGGCAAAGGAGAAAGCAGATGCAAAAGCAGCAACAGAAGCATTAGCAAAAGCAGCAAAGGATGCGGAGGATAAGGAAATAGAAAAAATAAGCAATGAAAGACAGAGGGAAAGGTTGCAAGC